TTATACCTGCAATTCCTCACGGATTGCTTTTTGTAATAGTTGGCTAAAATTGACTTTGTTTTCTTTTCCAATCTCAACAAGCCAGCTTGGTAGTGTGACGGTCTTATTGACGATTTTAGAGCGTTCACGTTCACGGACAAGTTCAGTATCAACAGAGATAGCCTGAATCACATCGTCATCGCTTGCTAGATTGCTTGCAAGTGCCTTAAATGATGATGGTTTAGGAAATTCTTTACCTTCGTCTTCAAACATGATGGTATAGATTTCAAGAACTTCACGAGCGTTGAAAATAGCTTCGCTTAGATTGTCCGCTTCGCTAAATGCTCCAGGGAAATCAGGGAAAGAAATGCTGTAGCCACCATTTTCCTTATCTGCTTCAAACAATGCTAAATAATTATATTTCATAGTGATAGATTAAGCCAATGATCAGAGTAACCCCTTTAGGGGTATGGGGAGGAGTGCCTTCACTCCCCATACAAGACTTTGAGAATGTTGCTTAGTGTGCCTGGTCTGTAATCCTTCTCTTTTGGTTTAGGTATCGTCACTATTCGTCCATCTGGATGTTTCCAAACCTCGTGAGACCCTTTGCCAAAGTTTGTTTTACTGAAACCTTGCTTCTTAGCAATCTTCTTAAGCTCTCGCTCTGTCATTGGCTTATCTCCTTTCCTTATCTTTAATTATATTATACACTTGTTTATAACACTTGTCAATAAAAAACACTTGTTTTTAACAAATATTTTTCAAAAAAATATTCCATCAAAACAGACATTTTTGAAAATGTCCGCCACAATAGAAAATAGCCCCCAGCATTCGCTGAGGGCTTTGTTTGTATATTAGACTGGTTTCTTTTCCAGCTTGTAAGTTTCACCATTGATGATGACTTCAATGCCATCAATCGTGATGTCAATGTGATCTTTGCTACCGACATCTGTGACGGTAGCAGTATCATACTTGGACAGTGTCCCATTTTCCGACTCAATGGCTTTCAATCGGCTTGACGCTCCGACAATGTAGCTGTCAAATCCGCTAGCAGCATAATCATAGACTGCACCACCAACTTTGAACATGCCTTTGACAGCTTCTGAGAAAGTCTTAGCTCCTGATACTTTGTAAGAGCCACCAGCTCTAAGCAAATAGAACCAGTCCGTCAGGAAGTCATCTACGCTGGCATAGTGCATATAGTGACCACCTTCATTTGATGGACGGGCATAGCCTTGTGTGACTGTGATACCGCTTGGACGGTTGCCTTGACCTGTCCAGGTCATGCCACCCCAATTGTTGTCGGCTTTACCAACTGCTGACATTCCCCAAAGGCCCTCATAGTGCAAAATGGTCAGGGCATAGCTTGGCAAGATGTCGTGCTTTTTACAGTTAGCCAGAATCTTATCTAGCACAGCTTTTTTCAAGATAGCACCATTGAAAGATAGGTCTCCTTCTTCTTTACTTGCTGTGGCTTGTCCAGTTGGCTCAGTTTGGCTTGTTTTGGTTTCTGTGACCTGTTTTACCTCTGGACTCTTTGATGGCTCTGAGGACTGTTTTTTGAGCAATTCAGACACACGTTTTTGCACGGCCTCATATTGGCTACCAAGTGACTTTTTGCGAGCTTCACCATTACCATGTTTGCCTGCAATTACCTCTTGAGCAAGCTCATCAATGCTCTTTTGACTTGCCGTAGCTTTGCCATTGATAACTGCCATAACAGCCTCATATTGATTACCAAGAGCTGCCTTGCGGGTATCTCCGTTGCCGTATTTTCCAGCCAATGTTTCCTGTACCAAGGTTTCAAGGCTTTTACCCGATGTACTGGTTTGATTGGTCAAGCGGTACACGTAGCAATACATCCAACCACTAGCCGCAGCCGTCTGATTGTAGTTATCAACCGTAATGCCATTGCGTGCGTAGTTGCAATGGATGATGTTGTCAGAGTCAATAAAGATACCAGTATGACCACCAGCACCAGCAGACTGTCCACGTTTGCCCCAGATGAAGATATCCCCACGCTTGGCATCCCAGTCAGTATTTTCTGCGATGAGCTTGTACCCATTTTTTATCAGCCAATCATGTTCGTACTCCGTATTGACTGCCCAGCCTGCTGAGATAGCACCAGCAGACATCAAAGCGTAATAAACCGAGCTAGAACAGTCAAAAGAGTTCGGACCGTTTCGGTAGTCCATTGAATAGGTCACACGGCCTTTGCGGTCACTCATCCAACGTAGAGCAGTTTCAATATTCACTCCCATAGTTACTCCTTCCAGGCATTGTTCATTTGTTTAACAGCAGACTCTACAAAGACGGTCAAATCTTCATCAGTCATGTGGATGTTGTATTTGGTTAGTTCATTTAAAATAGCTTTTTTAGCTTCAGCAAGTTTGTCTTTGCCCTTAAAGCCAGTTTCTGTAGAAACCTGTTCGACCGCATTGACTGCATTATAAGCCAAAATTTCAACGATTTTGATAGCCTTCTCGCCACCCTTCGCCACAATATAGCTCTTGATAGCACTAATAAGCGTACCTCCCAAAATTGTCAAAATTCCGAGGGCAGCACTGATAATGATTTCTGAAATGTTTGTCATGGTTATTCTCCTCTTTCAAAATGGTCCATGCGATCGTTCATTCGGACCAACTCTTTTTGCACATCTACCAAGGTGTCCGAAATTCTACCAAATTGTGTGTTTGTTGCATCTAAGTGAGCCAACAATCGCTCTTCCCTCATTTTAGAGTCAGCTTTGGATTGGTCGTAAAATTCCATCAGTTTAGCTTCACGTCTGTTGGATGTTTTCACAAGATAACTAACCACAATGAAAAATAAAATGATAAACAAAATAGCCCAAGCCACTTGGCTTTGAGCTATTCGTTCTGCGTGTTCGATAGGCAATAGAATTCCTCCTATTCTTTTGGCAATGTTGGGTCTGTCCAGTCTGGATTTCCGTTTTCGTCAAACTGCATGATGTAGAACTCCTCATTGAAGAGATCAGCAACGTTGATTGTTGTTGTAGTCCCGCCCCATTGGTTGAAGGCCCACACAGTTTCAACTTCCACAAATTGACGACGGCCATTGACAATACCCGGTCGACGTTGGACATCACGGTACATATAAAAATCATTTGTCGCATTCTTGCAGCGAATAAATTCCCCATTGTCCTTCATATATTGCAATGCAGTAGCGAGGTCAAATGGTTCTGTAATAGTTGATAAGTCGAGTAGAGTGTTGTTAGTAGTTTCAGTCATGATTATTCTCCTTCAATGATTTCTGGTTTAGTTTGGTCGTCAAGTAGAGCTTCCAATTCGGATACTCGTGCTTGCAATTGATTGTTTTGTTGAGACAAGACCTGTTTCTCTTGTTCAGCAGCTGTCAACTGGACAGCTAGCAGATTCTTAGTCGTTGATTCCTCGGCTAGCTTGCTTGTTAATTCATCGATTGTCAAGCGTAGAGCTTGGATGAGTTGTTGTTCTTGAGACATATTATTCCTTTCTAGTTTAAAATCCATTAGGGTAGTAAGTATAAGAATCAGCATTTGGACCTTTTGAGAAGTTTCCATTGAAAGCATTGAGGATGTCACGTAATGATGAATAGGTTCCGTTTCCTTTCATAATCCACACATCTCCAACCTCAATTCGACTGTTCCGCTCTGCTGCTCTATTGTGAGGTGCAATTCTTAGACCAGAATCAAGAGTTTTCACATCCCAACCATCAGGATTATCAAAAGCAGAGCTTGCCAATCTGATTTCATCTCCAACTAAGTCCAATGAATCTATGTTTGCACCATTCCAGGCACGGATGCCTACAAATCCACCGTCATTTGACGATTCAGAGTTCCAACGGTTGGATCCAATTACGGTTACCCCCGCATTCCCTTTACCAGAAACCGTACCTGTTGCAAACTTAACAAACTGGGTAGGATAGCCAGTTAAAACACGCTTGAGTGCTGCTTGGTCTGTGTAGTACATAATTTGACCAGCATTTAGGTTGACTTGCATTGCTCCGTTTGTTGCTGTCAGGATTCCGCCTGAAATCTGACTAGCAGACATGGTCACTGCTTGAACCTGGGTGATGAAAGCTGACTTGGTAAAGAGTTGTTTTAGATAAGCGTCATTGGCCATGAACTTAGTAAAGAAAGCTTGGTCAACCTTTAACTTGTCTGCTGTGATTGCTTGAGAGTCAATAACGTTTGCATTTAATTTAGCAAAGGTACCATCTGCAACAAAGAGCGTTCCAAACTTACCATCAATCGCTTGAATTTCATCAGCCAAGGTCTTGCCCTTCAAACGTATTTTAGCCGCTTCAAGCAAAAATGAATTAGATGATAGATTGGCTTGTGACAAGATATCACCAGAGCTATTCAAGTTCTGTACAGACCATGACCCTGCAAGAGTGTTGACTTGAGTTGACACAGCTTGAATAGCCTGGTCTCCGTCTTCTGGAGCTGGCGACCAATCGGAAAACATATCGCTCACTTCAAGTTGTGCACGTTCAATAGTGTGCACTCGTCCTCTATCCAATGCTCTATCAAATCTGATAAAAATTTGACTAGCATCAAAACCTGACGGCATTGTACCAAATGTGAACTCATATTTTACTGGTCTAGTTGACCCAGCTGGGTATGTAATTGTTCCGATTTGATACCAAGGTGATTTTCTAAAATGTACTGGAAATGTTCTTGAAGTAGAATAGGCAACACTTGATTGATAATAAAGAGATAACCTGATTTTTTGGTTTTTATAAACATCATCATGCTTCCAAAAATCGGCCGATATGTTAATAGGGGTGTCCCATGTGCCTGTGTCTGTAACACCAGTCATATTTATAGTTGTTGCTTTTGAATCCAGTAAATAGTTTCTATTTCCTGGCTTCAAGTTATTGACCCTAGTGACAAGCCCTTGAGCAGTTTGAATGACCTGCGATAGGGAATTCCCTTGCTCACCAATTGTCCGTGTATGGCTATCAACAGTATCTTTGACCTCATTATATTTGACCTCGGTCACAAAATCATCAAGACATGCTTCCCATTTTCTGGATGTCCTGCCTTCTACTAGCATAACCTCACCAAAAAACATTACAGCCATTTGACCATCGCTTGACCCATTGTTGTCAAATCTGATATAAGCTTCATCGTTTTCTCCACTATTAAATGTTGCTGAAATATATTCTGCGTTAGTTGATGAAAACCGCCTTGCAGAAATAATCAAATTTGTTGAAGTGAAGTCTTGGCTTTCTCCTGTTTTTCTACCCAAAAACCAAACATCTGAACTTTTTACTCTACTAGCTGAGAAGCCAATAAAGCTCAGTGTATAGTCCGTGTTCCTCTTTACTAAAAATCTATTCGATCCAGATGTTACTTCATTTGCTGAAGCTGTCTCAAGTAAGAATAAGTTTTTTCGTGAGTTGAAATAAAAACCATGAGTAGCTACTTTTGAGCCTGGCCAAGGGACGGTAGGAAAAGCACCATTCCTGATGAGATTTCCTCCGCTAAAATCGGTTGGAATCAATGCCTTAGTTTCGGTTATTGATCTACTGAAACTATCTGTGGTTTCTCTAACGAGATTCTGCACTGTGGTAGATAAAGCATAAGGTTGCAATGCACTGTTGGTAATGTAGCCGCGACCAGTAATATTACTATCAACATCAGACTTGGTCTGATATCCTTTACTAGTGATCGCAGTATTTACTTGCGATGCAGTTTGATAGCCTTTACCTACAATAGCTGCATCTACCTGAGTGCTGGTCAACCGTTGTTCAATTAAACCAGCTTGGGTTCTAATTGTGGTTTCAGCACTTGTTAGTCGCTGGTCAACAGCGTTGAAATCACTCTGAGAGACTTTGGTAGCAACTGCATCAGATGTGACTTTCAATTCAGCTTTTGTAGTCCTAATTGAATCAGCATTAGCATTCGCTTTAGATAAAGCACTATCAGCGGTTGTTTTCACTCCGTCCACATATGTCTTTTCCGCTTTAAGAGCAATAGCAGATTGGTTTTGACTGATGGATGTTCCTTGGCTATCAACTGTCCGTTTTAGATTGTCAAAAGTTGTTTGAGAAACCTTGCTCGAAACATCATTGACCAGTTGCCTAATATTTGTTTCAGCAGTAATCACTTTTCCTTGGGTCTCTGATAACCTCATTGACAATTGTTCTTGACCTTCAGCCGTCTGATTGATTATCGTCCTAACTGAGCTGATATCATTCACTAGATCCTCTGTAGCCTGCGTCCACAATTCAGTCAATTCAGATAGATAAAGAGTCATTTGCTCAATTTTGACATTTGTTGCAAGCGGGAAAGTATTATTAAATCGAATAAATATATTGTCTGTAAAATACGTTTCTGATGCACTGCTTAAGTCAAACAGCAAGTCAAAATGTTGCTTCCTTGTTGTATTCCCTTTGAACGTAATTCCTCCAGGATGATACCATGGACTAGATGAAAAATGAACATTTGTTGAAATATCTCTGGGCAATGCAGGATTGAAAGTAACATCAAAGCTTACTCTAACCATGTTACGTTCAAACCGTCTTGAATTTTTCCAAAAATCTTCAACAATAAAAAATCGTACATCTTGAGTAGTGACAGAAGTAACTACATAATCATATAATTTAGAGTTCTTTATATAGTTGCGACTTCCTGCGTGTTGTGGTATCTTCGCCACCGTCTCACTAATCTCAGTTGTTATCCTGTTGCCAAGCTGTGTGATAGAACTTTCAGCTGTTGAGATACGCTGTTTCGCTTGGTCAAAATCGCTCGTTTTGACACGTTGAGAAATCTGGTCAGCCTGCACTTGTATCACAGCCTCAGCCGACGATACACGACCAGTCAGCGTATCAACAGTTTTCTTTGTGGCAAGCAACTTGATAGCTTCCTTGGTTTGGCTCAAATCTGTAGATATATTAGATATCTGTCCAGATAATAAGCTTTTGGCAGTTTCGACCAGCCTAGTTGCTTCTGATATTGCTTGACTCTTAGCTGTTGCCAACTTTGTTTCCGTAGCCTGTCTTTCGACTGTGTCAAGCCGTGTTGCTTCAGCAATCGCCTCGTTTTTATACTGAATAGCTTTTGACAGAGCATTAGCTGCATCTGCTTTTGCTTGATTGCCAATATTTTTGGCATCAGTAGCCAAAATGGTATTAGCTTGAGCCTTGGCCAAGATATCAGCTATCTGCTGACTCTGACTTTGTTTAGTTGCCTGATACTCGTGTTCAAAAGTATCAAATTCCTGACTAATCTCAGTCTTTATCTGATCAGCATGACGCTCAGCCTCCGCCCTTGACTGCTCGATGCCGTCGTTGATTTCCTCGACACGCTTTTCAAACTCAGCGTCAAAGGCTTGGTTGGCATTCCTGATAGCTCGTTCAATGGCAACTTCTTGAGCGTTTGCATTTACTCCCAAAATCACATCGGCAGCATTAGACACACCACTAGATACACCAGAGCCACCAACACCAGGTTTGTCATCAAAGGTGATAGAGATGTACTCTTCCGTCAAAGCGTTATATTCATAAGCGATAGCTTTCTTGTGGAGGTCTACATCGTGCTTCCTGCTCTTGATGTTGACTGTATCGCCCAGATGGATAACTTGACCATCTAGCTCATAAGCCTCAATCTCAATGGCATCGGATATCTTATCAATACCCTCGTTCTTAAACTTAGCTTCAGCCCATTTTCTCAGCTCATCCACTGTCTTAGCGTTATTATTCTCATAATCTTTTTCGTTGATGTATGGATAATTGCCGATAAGTGGACTATCAACTGTCACGGTGATGGTTGTTTCTTCCTCAGCACCTTCAGCCTTAAAAGTTGACTTAGCGTGTATCCTAGTGACCACGCTTTGAGAGTTCTTGGTCCGTTGATAAGACTTCAGGTTTTTATGTGTTGTGATAACTACCCCACGATCAGCCCCACGGCTACGCTTAATTGACATGGCAAAGTTATCACGAACAAGCTCACCCTCCCACGTACCAACAATGCTGTGCTTACCATCCAGTAGGACTGAGTAAAGAGTCTCTGTTTCAGTCGTGTTAAAGGTCCGACTGTCCATGATGTCGCTTGTAAACGAAAAAGTTCCAAGATCCGTCTTGGCATTTTGGACCATTTGAGAGAGAGCCATAGCACAGCCTTGCCCAACCACACTCACAGGCCTAATTGACCGTTGCATGACATCGTCAGAGATATGATAGGCTGTGATGTCCAGACTGTCATCATTCTCAACAGGTTTCTTGATGCGAAAAAGTTGCGGGCCTAGAACTGGTGTTGGAGCCTTTATCAGCATATCCTCTTTGATAAGCGGATAGATTTCTGTATCCGTGATAGGGTAGCGGGCAGTCAAAGTAAAATCACCGTTGATTTCTTCTTTGACAATAGCAGAGCTCGCTTCATGCAATGGAATACCATTCCATTTGACTGTCTTGACATCCTTATCAAGTAAATAAAGCAACTATGCCCACCCCCAAACTGTTTCAAATTTTAATGATGTTATACCTGGTCCTAAAACCACACCAACATTCTGTCCCTTAGCTGTATCAATTGTGATAAAATCCCCCGACCACTTGATGAGCTTGCCAGTGACCGTCTTAAAGCTAGGATTGTCAGGATCATTGACCATCACAAGCGATTCTGAGAGCTTTTCGAGCTTAATGACTTGACTGCCAATCGTAAACGATGTCTCAGATGCACTCTGACCGACCACTGTTATCTTCGGAAATGCCAAAGCTGACCCTTGCACCCTCAACACCCCATTCCCAGTCAAAGTCTGGGTGTCTGTGGTCTTAAAAAACTTAGTAGGGTGACAAGTAAAAGTCGCCTTGGTCACATAAAGACCAGGTTTCTCTTGTTCGACATCCGTGACACTGACCTTGTAGCACCAAAGCTTTGAAGTCTTCACACGCTCATTCTCAAGCCAAAATTTTTCACGGATAAATAAGCTCATGAACTTATTCAACTGTTCCTCTGTTGGCTTGACAAGATAGATTGTGTAGGATTTTTCAATCAACCCACGGTGCTTGTTGGTCTGCACAATCGCTCCGCTGATACCGTCATGCTCCAACAGGTTAGTCTTGCTGTCTCCCAACGTGACAGAAGGGGACTCATGCACAATCACTTTGAAAGGAAAAGACGATGTCTTCACACCGTCAATCACCAATTCATTATGTCTAATCATGTTAACCCTCCTCTCAATTGTGTTTTACGCTGTAGCTCGTCTGCAATACGCTGAGCAACTTGATTGGCAATCTTCGTGATATCAGCTTCTTCACGGACAACATTGCCTGTGATAGTGATGTTGATGGTTGGTGTGCTACCTCCCATTGTCTGAGCGATGCCACGACCAATGGCTCCGAGCGTCTTATCATTAAGCGGTAAGATAGCTTCATTGCCTGCCTCGCCACCAACCATGAGATTATTACCGTTCATGCCAAATGCTGTCGGCTTGGTCAAAATACCACCCTTGGCATACCATTCAATGCCGATTTTCGGCACTCCACCTTTCAACCAATCCAAAGGGTTAGCTGAGCCAGAGATACTGAAATGTGGTAAAGGAATGTGAGGCCAACGGATTTGAAAGTTGAACAAGTCCTTGATAGCGTTGATAGCATTTGAGACAGCATCTCTTGCACCGTTGATGGCATTGGAAATACTGTTCTTGATGCCGTTCCAGATGTTAGAAACTGTACTTGATATCCCATTTAGGATGTTGCTGACGGTTCCTGAGATACCTTGCCACGTTGACGAAATTACACTTGATATCGCGGATATGATTGAAGACACTATGGACTGCATGGCATTCCAAACAGTAGACATTGTGTTCTGGATTGTCGTCCAGACACCAGACCAATCGCCATTGATAGCTTGCATAACAGCAGTGATAATTCCTTGAACTACAGCAATTGCCGTTTGGACAACAGTAGTAATAATGTTCCAGACTGTTGAAATGATAGTCTGAATGTTAGTCCATGCAGCTTGAATGTACGGACCAAGATATTCCATTGCTGTTTGGATAATACTTGTGATGACATTGATCACAGTTCCAATGATTGCCGATATGCCTGTCCAGATTATTTCAGCTGTACTCTGGATAAGGGCTTGATTCTCATTCCACCAGGCTACCAATCCTCCGAAGATTGACATGACAAAGTCTGTGACAGTTTGGATGGCTGTACTGATTGAAGTTTGAACTGTTGTCCATACCGTATTCACAATGTCCATGATCCAAGCATGATTGGTGTCCCACCAGGCTACCAATCCTCCGAATACTGTTTGAACAACTGTATTAACAGCATTAACCACCATAGTGACTAATTCTGATAGCATGGTCCAAACACTACTAGCAGTTGTCAAAATGGTATCTTGATTGGTCGCCCACCACTCTGTCAGAATGCCCCAAACTGTCTGAACAATTGTACTGACGGTTTGAATGATTGTACCTATCACTGTGGATATAGCATTCCAGATAGTGCTGGCTGTTTGATAAATGGTATCCTGGTTAGTAGTCCACCATTCTGTCAAAGCCCCCCAAACTGACTGAATAATAGTGGTAATAGCTTGGATAGCATTCGAGATGAAATCTTGGATACTTGTCCAAATCTCTGTAACAGCAGTTCTGAAACCTTCGTTATGTGTCCATAACTCTTTGATGCCTACGATAAGGAGTGTGACGGCTGCAACAATTGCCACAATAGTACCTATAACAGGTAGAAATGAAATAATCATCGCGCCTACTGTGGTTTCCATTGCAACCGCTGCAACTTGTAAGGCTAAAAAGACTGGCAAGAGAGCTCCAACGACTGCAAGTACTCCAGCGAAAATAACAATGGCTTGTTTGATGGGGGCAGACAAGTTAGTGAACCATGTTGCAACTTGATTGACAATATCTGCTAATGACTGAAATACTGGAATGAGCATTTCAAGGATTGGCTGACCGATTGCAGCAAGGGCATTGGTTCCTGACTGTTTCAAGTTCCCCAAAACGTTCTCAAGCCCGTCTGATTCCCTTGCAGCCTGACCAAGTGCCCCTGAAAGTGCATTCCCGTCTTCCACCATTTGAAGAAGTGTCAGCTGTTTCTGTGCTTCTGAAAGTTCATTGAAGGATTTTCCATAGAGTTTGTTAGCAGCAGCATTACGAGTAGTCTCTGTTGCTGAAATGCCTAATGCAGCATCATTCTCATAATTGCCTTTCAAAAAAGACTGAAGGTTTTCTGTGACTTCCTCTATTGACTTATCATAGAAGGCTGCCCCGTCTGCAGCTGCTCTAGTTGCACGAGTTGTTAAATCAAGAGCTTCAGCAGTATCCATTCCTGATGTTTTAGCAAAAGAAGCCATTTGAGTAAACGACCCTTGTAAGCGTTCAGGAACGATATCCATCTCATCGCCGATGGCATTAAGAGAATCCTTGGCTTGAGCTTCCATTTCGCCAAACACAGTGCTAAATTGAGCATTACTTGCCTGTACTTCTGCTGCTGCTTGCATCGAATCCGCACCAACTTCAAGGATCTTTTGAGAAAGTTCTCCTAGCTTCTCGCTTGTTTGTTGAAGTGCTTCAGCCCTTATAGTATCAGACATGGCCTTCATGCCACTTTGAGCACCATCAGCAGAAGACTTTGTCTCATTCATCTCATTGTTGAGATTGTTGAGAGCTGTCTTTGCTTGGTTTAGCTCAGATTCCATCTTGTTCGCTTCAGTAGAGTTCTCACCGTACTCCCTCTTTGTCAGTTCCAACTGTCGCTCAAGATTCGAGATCTGTTTTTCCACAATCTCGGATTGAGCAGCAATCTTCTTCTGAGCCAGGGCGACTTTCTCAGACTCGGAAGCGTTCTGACCGAGTTCACTCTCTTGTAGTTTGAAAGCACTGGTCACTTTGTCCATTTCGGATGCTAACTGGCTCTGCTCACTCTGTAGGTTGTTCAGTTGGCTGACATTAGTTTCTACAGCTTGACCATTATTGGCCAGAGCTCGATTGACATTTTCAAGCTTATTCTCATAACCCTTGAGGACATTTTGAGTAGTTTCCAGTTCACGTTGGAAAGCGCGGTACTGATCAGCTCCGATATCTCCATCCTGAAATTGCTTCTCAACCTGTGCTTGGGCTTGTCTCAGAGTTTCAAGCTTCTCCTTGGTATTTGATACCTGCTGTTGTAAAACTTCCTGTTTCTGGGTCAGCAAGGTTACATTGCCAGTATCAAACTTCAAGGCCTTATCAATCTGTCTCAGTTCCTTTGTTGCTTCAGTAGCATTTTTGTTGACATCTTTCAGAGCCTTCTGCAAGGGTTGCGTGTCGCCATCGATTTCAATCTTAATCCCTTTGATGTTACTTGCCATTTGTTTCCTCCTTTCTAAAATTTTCTGCACCAAAAAAGCACCGCTGGGGTGCTTTGAGTTATCGTAAAAAGCTGATGCACAAATCAGTGCGTCAGGTCAAAATCATCAGTGTCTATTCTGTAATATCCTGCTCAATCAACGGCAGGATGCCATGTTTTTTCAAAAGTTCATACAAGAAAATATGACCTTTCATCGTCCACTTGGTTCGCATTTTCACATCATCACGACCTTTGCTATTCTTATAGGCAAATGGCTCTAACTGGACATAGTTGTGGGTCTGATACTTAGCATACGGTAGCCATGTATCCCCTTGCTTGTAAATAACCTTTAGCTTATTCAAAAGCTTGTTAAAGGACTGAGCACTTCGACCGTAGTTCTTGGCAATCTCGCTAGTCTTAATCAATCCCTTGTTGGCTAACATCAAGTCATAATACTCTGCCTTTGGCTTCGTTTCTCTAAGTTCAAGAGCAAGTACTTCATTCTGTTCCTGCAAAATCCGCTTAGCCTCACGCTCCTCCTTGAGTTTCTGCAAGGTAGCAATAGCAAAGTCTGGATTATCCAGCAGTTCATCAGTAGCAAACATACCATGCTTGCGAATACTTGGCAAGACTTCTGATGTGACCCAACGTTTGAACTGTTTAGCTTGTGGTAGCTTAGATTTCAAGATGAGCGAGTATAGACCGCTCTCGTTGATGATAACTTGGTCTTGACTTCCTCCAAGGGTGTCGCGTTTTGCGACACCCTTATCTTCTTCGTCAACATGCTTACTCAATGCATCACGAGAATTTTTATATCCCAAAATCTCAGCAATCTCTTTTCCAACAAACCAAGGCTCATTGTGAATCTCCACAAGTTGCACTTGTCCAAACTGTTCATTCTTAAAAATTTGCAATTCCATATTCATTTCCTTTCTTCTAACAATATTTTTGTAATAATTCTTTTCTTCGCTCCATTGAAACATCCTCACGAAAAGCCATTAGTTGCAAACTTGGGATGTAAAAACCTTCTCTATCCCACTCGCTACGAGAATATTCAATGATTGTCATTTTTGCCATAATAAAAACTCCTTTGGGTATGACAAAGAAGCTCGTTTCTGATATAATGATTTCAGAAAGAGTTTCTTTCGGGCGATAGCATTCAGTACCATTCTTGGCGGGACGGACTGAGTGCTATTTTTTTATTTCGTTGTAGACCTTATCAAGTCCTAGCATCAATATTTCTGTTTTCGTTTTTCCTGTATGCTCAGCACAATACTCTAGCATTGCAACTTCTTCATCAGTCATCCGAATCCTTGTATTATTTTTGCGAGGATTTTCACTCTTAGGTCTTCCGACTTTAGCTACCACTTTATCACCTCTTTTCTTGGTAACACATAAATTATATAATTGTGTCACCAAAAAGTCAAGAGGTTTTTTTTAAACTTATTTCTTAAAAGTTGTCAAAATCTTCTTGAGTAGCTTTTCTTTCGCCACCCTTATCTTTACTGCGTAAATTCACATAATCCGTCTGATAATCAAGAGCCATTCCGATTGAAATATGCTTTAAGTCATCAATGGATAAACCTGTCTCCTTGCAACAAGAGAGATAGGATTCTACTGTAAAGATTTCATCGCTTGCAGATTCTGACGAGTCTGTTTCTTTTTTGTCTGCATACTCGCATTCAACATTTCCATCAAGTCTTGTCCGATTTCTTGAACAGGGAATTCTTCCATTTCCATGAAGAATTGAGCATAAGGCTTGATACGAGGGTTGGCAGACTTGGCAAAGGTCCAGAAAAGACGGTTGAAGAAAGTCATATCAAAGTCAGCAAGGACTGACATATCAATGTCACTCGCTTGTAATTCCTGACCAGGCTCCAACTTATCTAGTTCAGACAAGAGTGCTTGACTGTTCAGCATTGAGAATAGGTCCTGGAAATAGTCCTTACCAAACTCTTCCTTGTAAGCAATCGGAGTATAGCCATTTGTGGCCAATTCATACTCCTGATCACCAATCGGAATGATTTTACGCATGCAAGACCTCCTTATCCACCAACAGCGACTGGCTCATAGACTTTCTTGAACCAATTATCATAGACTTCCTTCTTGTCTGCCGAAGTGACCGAGCGTTTAATGACGCTATCAAGTGGACGTGGGCTAGCATTGAAAGTTAGTTCTGGCTCATTAACACTTGTACCGCTCTTGGTCTTAGATCCAGTTGCGGGACGACTAGCAGAGCAGTAATAGAGCACATAACGGGTTTTATTCTTATCCCCTGAAAATTCGAACATCATAGCAAACGGTGTTGGTTCGGCATCGCCTTTTTCTGTCAACACCCCTGTCTCAGTATCTTTGATTTCGCCAAGAATTTTGGTAGCGAATTGTTCGATAATGTGTGCTACTTTCCACTTGCCTTCATAACCCTCGTTAGCGTTCATGAAGTGATAAGCGATGTCATCAGCATCAACCGAACCTGATTCCCCTTTCGGTTCAAGAGTGATTTCCATTGCACCAGGGAAACGGAAAATATCTCCGTAAGTTAGCACACCTGTCTCATTACTAATATTAGTAATTGGTGCTACGTGCACATTTTTCAGACCATAGGTCACTTTATTTTCCATGTCATTCCTCCTCTAGTAGAGATAGACTGTGTAAGGCTTGACATAAAGCCTTTCAGTCTCAATAAAAGTTTCTTCTTGAGCTTCAAAAAAGAGCTCATGGTTAGACCATAGCTCTTCCAAACGCTCCTCCAAATCCTCATCCTTCTTCTCAAATGCCAACTCAACAACCACTGACTTAATCTCATGGTTCCTTGTATTGTCAGCAGAATTGACAATAGGATTAGATTCAAAATACACAAGGTAAGGCATATCAGGGACATTCCCCTGTTGATATGCTCGATAGGTTACAGGCAACCCAGCCTGTTCTAAGATATCTGCAAATTCTGATAGCTTCATCGACCAAGCTCCTTAATCCGTTTTTCAAAGTTTTCTTTGACCTTTTCCTCAACAGGTTTGATATGTTTGAACGATCTACTACGACCACCATTTCTCAAGATATGCCCATTTTCTAGCAAATGAGTTAGTCGATAGGTTGGTGCAGCATTGTAAATCACATAAGACCCTTTAGCGTTCTTCTTGAATCGCCAGTTTCTAGCATATTTACCATGCCTTTTGGGGCTGGTAGCCTTTAGTTCATTTACAGCTTCATTCACAACATCTTCTGCAATTAGGTCAATCTTATCCTCAATTTCTTCGGAGTATTCTGCCATTGCCTTAGCAATCTCGTTGGCTAAATCACCAGTTAAGCTCATGATAATTTCTCCGTCATGGTCAATTCAAGAGTTTCAAGGTCAACAGGATAGGTCTTGAGGATGCGGTATCTTTTCCCTTCGAATTCGGCCAATTCTTGATTGTCGTATTCAAAACTATGAATATCAACTACTAGACTTGGACGAATGCCTGCTTGATTGGCTTGGTAAAACTCTGACCTGGTAATTGACTTCTTGCGACACAGTAGGACAGTTTTGACTTCCTCAGTGATGTTCTGTTTCAACTTGTCTTTCCCAGTGATTTTCTTTTCTATCAGAGTGATTTCATGATTCCACATTGCTTGTCACTCCTTTTGATGAAACTTGCAGATTATGTAATCGCCATTGAAGGTGGCGTGGCATATCCACCCCACCCTCGTAGCGATAAGCAGCAAAATCAACCACAAACATCTCATGATCAGCTCTTTTAGAATCCAATTCAACACCGAAAGTCTGCGACAATTCAGAAATGACGGCATCAAGAATTTTCTCCAACGGCTTATCCCTGAGAGTGGTTGAAATGCCTAGCTTCAGTTTAAGCAGTTCTAATAGCTGATCAGTGTCCATGACTATTCCTCTGCTTTCTTAGTGGTACGTTTCCGCTTTGGTTTCTCTACTGATTCATCAGCAGGCTTGTCACCTTCTGGAAGCTCTGGCTCTTCTTCAGTAGATTTGTCATCTTCTGGAAGCTCTGGCTCTTCTTCAGTAGATTTGTCATCTTCTGGAAGTTCTGGAGCCTCATCAATTGTAGTCAAAAAGATTGAGCCAGCTGAATTTGAGCCAGTCAGCAAACCTTGGATGAAATCATCCGAAGGTTTGTGACCAGCACGAGGGTAGCTTTCGTCCAAAGCGTAATCATGTTTGTTTGGGTCTGTCAAGTCCTTGAAGGGACGGATAACTTTGTAAGCCATTGACTACCTCCTTACTGGACGGCATCGGTGTAAGTACCAAATACACCTGCATCAGCATCAGTCTTCTTAACATCAAAACGTAGGTATGAAGCAAGGTTCTTACCAAAGCGATGATTGTCTTCCCACTGAACAGAGAGCTCCATACGATCAAACAAGGTCAAGAAGTAATGAATATCCCCGATAAAGTATTTCATATCGCCTTCTGAACCGAACAGCTCGTCAGCGATAGGATAGATAGGCTTGCCTGAGAATGAGTAGCCTGTAGGTGATGTGATGTCTGGTTGCAACATATAGCGACCTTCTTTGTCTTTGACTTTATCCAAAGCGTTGAACATTGAGTCTGTAACGACAAGGACTTTGTTGTAGACTGATTTGATTTTGACATTCAAAATGTCTTTAAGGCCGTCATATCCAGAAGCGTTGACAACAGTAGCAGTTTTCAAGATGTCTGCAACAAGGGCCAATTTTGTTTGCTCATCTTGATCTTGGATATCTTCCTGCATGATACCGATAAGGTCATATTGAGCGTCCTCAATAGCTTCACGAGAGAGTGGTAGTTCGCCACGATAAGTCTTGATTTTGTAATCAACTTCAGTGATCTTAGTTTTACCAAGTTCTGGGTTTTCTTCAAGTTCCCCAACTTCAACCATCTTACGATTAGACTTTTTGAGAACAGGATATGACCCCGAGCCGCTTGACACCTTCACCACATGGATGAGATTAAGCAACGGATTCTGACGCTCAGGTTCTTTTTGTGGTTGCAAGACTTCTTTAGGAATGATAGCTCCTACATCTGTTGTCTTAACTCCCTCACGCTTCTGCCCAATAGAGCGGACATAAGCGACAACTGCTTCACGTTTTTCCATTTTCTTCTTACCTCCACGGTCTTCGCCTCCTTCGTAAGTAGGGGCTTTGCGGTTTTGTTCATCGATTTGCTTTTGAAGCTCCTCGATTTCCTTTTCCAATTCAGCCTTCTCAGCTTCTTTGGATTCCAGTTCTGCTTGAAGTTCTTCAAGAGTTTTCTCAACAGCTGACACTTCTTCCTCAGTCTCAGCACGTTCCAACTTATCTGCTTCAAGAGCTGTACGTTTCTGCAAGTCCTTGATGGACTCTTCAAGTTCAACTACTTTCGTAGCTTTAGCTCGCATGCGAGCACCAAAAATTAGAGCTTTATTCATAGCTTAAATTTCTCCTTTATTTCTTTTTTACGCTTATCAAGCATTTCACGATTTGCACGTAGTTGACATTCAAAGTCCTTCTGACGTGCAGCAATTTCAGTCTGTGGATATGCTGGGAAAGTACAAGGACTAACTTCAAAGATTTCAAGATCCAAGATAGTGTCCAGGTAAGAACCGTCATCACGCTCTTCCGTGTTGATTTTGATTGGGAAGAAGCCAAAACTACAACCAATCACATCCCCACGTTGAACACGAGCATAAGCACCGACCGCTTGTGGGTCATCCTTGTTGATGATAATATCTCCAAACAGACCAACTTCATCAACACCGAGCCGCACTGTGTCATTTCCAGTCCGACCAAGTACCAAACTATGGTCATGGTTAAATAAGGCACGGATGTCGGCATCTTTGATAGCCTTCTCGACACCCTCACGCTTAATCACTTCAAAATAACCAGGCCAAAGTTCCGTCTCTTCATCAAACTTGATAAAGTAGCCACTCAAAATCAAATCACCAGACTCTTGTTCCTCACGAGTTTGAAATTGTGTGGCCATGTAAGCCTTACGTTTCTGCATCGGTATTTCCTCCTTCCTTGTTTAATTTGCTCTGATTGCCTAACTCACCCTGTGGCAGATAGTTTTCAAGAACAATGATGTCATCCATTTCAGGATCAGGAGTCATGCCGACCCAATCTCTCCACTCATTCCGACGCATAGCAGCACTGTTTGTCATCTGCTGAGCAACAGTTGACAACTCTGTAATGTCGTAAGAATAGAGCGAACGTGGATTGAACTTGAAATAACGATTGCTAGATACCAGCAAATCCCTTGTCAACGTCTGAGTGATTGTTGTAGCAATGCTCATGACCGTGGTATTGACAAAGTTGTTGTATTCTTCCTTGTTGAAGTCGCCAACTCCCAGGATAAAAGCTGGCACTCCCAAAAGCCCAGCTACTGTTTTCTTGTCAATCTCAACCGATTCATTCAGAGCGATGTCATTCAAGCTTAATGGCTTGACCTGTTGCACATCAATCAAAGCTTCAGGAATTATCCAAGGAGCTCCTGCCTGGCTAGTAGAAAGATACTTCTTAGCAATTCTGTCTCGTCCTTCCTCACTTGAAAGTTCTGCATCAGATGAATCAACTTTCACAATCAGACTTGGGATATTCTTGCCACTCATGAAACCTTTTTTAGTCTGAGTAGCCAAGTTTAGGTTGCGGACAATGTCCTTCAAAGCCAACCGATACCCTGTTCCGACATAAGGACTATCTGGATCAGGATTGATTGCAAAGTGGACAACATCATCAGGCTCGTATTCCCTACCCTTGTAGCAAATCACATAGTCTAAATCATTGGACTTAAAAGAGACCTCATCCATCGGAAAGGGTCTCAAGTTCAAAATATAGTCTGTCACAGGGTCATATTCGACATGAAGGACAGAATTACCGTCTCCATATAACAATAAGTCACGCACAATCTTGAAAATCCAAGTCTTCCTGGTCATGTGTGCACAAGGATTGATGTCAATCTTCCGAGCCAATCCGTCCTTGATGCGAATATCACCCTTATCAGTGTTTTCCATCAGATGTATGGTCATATTCGACACCATATCAGCAATCTTGTTGACAGCCAATATCACATCAGGATTCCTAGCAAGCGGCACATAACCATCACCCTCAAAGATAATTCCAAAATCCGAGTGGCTAAGCATACTCACAGTTGACTGCGACTTGCTCCTCTTACGGAACCTATCAAAGAAACCCATTCTTTCTCACCTCCTTTCTAACCTAATCGAAGAATTGCATCACATTCTGGTTCTTACCAAGATTAGCAAGAGCCTGGATACATGCAAAGACACTGGCATCAAACAAGTCTATCCTTGCCGTACCACCGTCACCGTCTAACTTTTCATATTGCACCGCATCATCCACCTTCTCAATCGCTCTGACATTGCTGACACAGTATTCATAGGCCTCAGAATGCAGATAATAAAACTCCTTATTCTTGACCTTGAACTCAATCCGTCTGAATCCTTCTGATTTCAGATAGAAAAGTTGTGGCTGGTCAATCATTTTGAACTTAGCCTTTTTCATCTTGCTCAAAAACTCACGACCAAACTTTCTATCCATACCGACAGCAGCAATCTTGAAACCTTTCTGTCTCATCTCAATAAACCACTTCACAATATCATCATAGAGGACTGTTGGAGTGTTGCTCATTGTCAACCAACCATCTGACTGCCACCCAAAAAGTGGAATACCATCATCGTTGGCTTTCTTCTGAGCATTGACACGAGGGAAGAAAGCGTGAGTGATACAGATGTCAATGTCTTTCTCACCGTCATTGTAGATTCCATAAAGTGCAGCAGCAGTCAAGTCATGCAAGCGGGACAAGTCCGCCCCACCGTACCACTTAATCGGCAAGCGTGCCAGCTCTTCCAAGCTCCAATCATAACAATCATCACTAGCAATAAACTCATCAGGATTGAAGTAGGCATTCATAGAGTTAGTAAAGACATTCAAAGTCTTGTTGAAGAACTCATTCCTGGTCTGTGGATCATTCATGGCTTGTTCCGCCTCAGCTCTCAAAGCAGGCATGGACACCGTGACACCCCAAGACGGATTCGCCATCTTCAAAACATTGTCATCCAGATAATCTCCGACATCGCCATCCGTCGTCTGGTTAGCCTTGCAGATGAAAATGAACAACGATTCATCACTGATTAACTGCTTGAGGACCTTCTGACAGTATTTCAGCCTGTTAGCAAGGAAGCCTGTTGGAATATCCCCAGCCGTAGAGATAACAAAAAGCATACTGTTACGGTATGCCGACATTGTTTTCTTCATGAGACCATACTTCTTGGAATTTCGCATAGTGTGAGCTTCGTCAATAACAGTAACATTACCATTCAGAGAGTCTAAACGGCTCTCATCGTTGGCCAATGCCTGTATATAAAACGAACCATCATCTCCAAAATTAGCTGTGATGGAGTGTTCCTGGTTGTTGTCCTTGATACGGATAGACTTATCATTCCAACGCTCCACGTTGAACTTAATGAAGTTGAAAGCTTCTAAGGCCTGCTTAACTGAGTTTGCCACGATGTAGCATTTTGACCCACTATCAGCATCCAAAATCTGATAAAGCAGAGCAATGGCAGCAGTAAAACTGGTCTTACCGTTTTTCCGTGCCAGCATTATCAACGCTTCCTTGAACCTACGCTCATTTGTCCCAGCATGATAAAACCCAAAGAGATTGACAACCGTAAAATGTTGCCACGGTTGCAAAATCAAAGGCTTGTTACGGATAGACATGGCAAACATGTCATCTCCTTGCTGATGGACTATAGAGTTCTCGATGAAGTGAACAGCAAAGTCCACTATATCCTCATCAAGTTCATAGGCTGGGTTCTCCAAGTCTCTCAAAAAACGTTCAGCAGCTAAAATCCGTTCTTCGTTATGTTCTTCTTGATAGCTCAGGACATAATCAACATAGGCTTTAGCTTTTCCAAGATTGGTTGTAGCGTGGCGAAAATCGGCAAAACGTTTTTCAAAGTCTTTATCCATCTTTCACCCGCTTCTTTTTCAGTTCATCCTTGAACTTCATAACTTCTTTGAGTGGTGAACCTTGGTCCTGCTCGACCACCTCACCCAGTGACTTTGGATTAAGCATAAGCTGGTTGGAATAGCTCAAGATGTCTTTTCTGAGTATTTCCATTGCAGTCAAGATTGGAACTTTACGCTCATTCTCAGCACCAGCTTTGTTGACATAGACATCTGTGACAGGATAGCCCATATCAGCATAGTCTTGAGCTAGTTTCTGGTACTGAAACAACATCCCAGCAAAGATATCAATGATCATTTCAAATTCTTTTCGATAGGTGCCCAAGTCCTTCATCTGCTTGACCACTTTTGACTTGATTGACTTCACTGTAATTGGTTTAGCCAAAAACTAACCCCCTTTCTACAAAATCGCTGAGTTTTTACCCCCTTTTTGTCTGAGTGCCTCCGACTTGGAAAAAGTTCCCTTCACCGGTTCCCAGGACGCTCGAGAATATTTCAAAAAGTGGGGGAGTAGCCATAAAATTTTTGAAATTCCTTCTTTCTCTTTTTTTGCCAATAAATTCCCTGACCGACAACTTTGTCATTAACCCTATCATGAAAAGTATTATGCTTGCGGTTGGTTAACGCTAAACAATTCCATTCTACGAATTCAAGCTCAGGATATTCAGACACAGGAAAGATATGATGAATCATTTCAGCTGGTACCGACAAACCGTACCTCAAACTTTCTTGACATAGGTAGTCAGACTTCCTCATCATCTTGTCTCGGAACTTTTCCCACTTCTTGGTCTTCAAGGAATGTCTGACTGGCTTATAATAATGTGCCATACGTTCCTCCTTGTCAATGCAAAAAGGACAAGTCAACGACCTGTCCCTCTCATACAAGAAATCTATGGTACCATAATAAACTCTTTTTCGTGAGAAAACAAGTACCCTTTTTTCTCATCTTTGACGAGTGAATTTTGGGAACTCAGATTTGTTGTGTCTGAATACAGGATTCTTTCGCTCAATAGCTTTTTGTTTATGGTAGTCAGTTTCCTTCCAAAACAATCCATCTGGTTTTTGGACTGTGTATCTTAGTGCATCTAAAATCATTTATATCCCTCCCTAAAACTATACCAATTTGTCCGTTGAGTTTGTCATACTGTATATTCTGTTAAACTCAGCGAAAGCCCTTGAACTGTTGGTATAATTGCACCTGTTAAGATTTTTATTTTTAAGTTTGACAACTTTTCAATATGACAAACTTAATAGCCAAAAAAAATAAAATGAGTCAGATTTTAAACTTAGCCATATTCTTCTTGAATGTGACTTGTTTGTCTCCAATGTAGATAAGCGTAGTTCGTTCTGACGAGTGGTTGAAGATAGTCATTAAGTCGTTAACTCCATCAAATTTCTGGTAATAGAAAAAGCCAAATGTCTTTCTGATTGAGTGTGCAGCAATGTTGTCAATGTCTAGCTCTGTAGCAACGTGCTTCAGTATCTGGTCGAATCGCTGTCTGCTGATTGGCTTATTCTTACCTTGTCTGCTCTTAAATACAAAGTGATTAAGAGGTTTCCCTTTCACGAAAGCTCGCATGGATTTCTTTAGTTCTGGAGTCATTCTGACTTCACGGAGTTTCTGGGTCTTTCTTTCCCTGAGCTTTATATCCCAGCCTTGCACATCCCTTACTCTTATGTTCAGGATATCCGTGATTCTGTATCCAGTATACAAAGCTGTTTCAAAGAGTAGGTAATACATCTCATTCCATTCTCTCAAATAGTCTTCGATTTCATGGATAACATCTCTGTCGGTAATTGGATCCATTCTGTTCATGGTCTCACCTCCTTTCAGCTAAACGAAAAAGCCAGCCTTTATGACTGACTTTCTATGACTTCTGTTGAAACAACTCTTTTTTTAAAGTTAAGGATATCTCCCAGAATGTTGACTGTGTTTTGTTTTCAGAAGTTCATGCTACAATAATAAATCGTTTTTTGTGAGAATACAAGGTACTTTTTTTCTCATTTTACAGCTCACCCTTCAATATTGCATATTGCTCCAAAATGATTCTTCTACGACGGTAGATTGTAGCACGGCTCATGAACTTCTGGTCTGCAATTTCTTCCCAACGTAGTTGCGGGTACTGCCAGCGTAAATTAAAGATTTCCTTGTCTTCATCAATTAAGCTAGCCAGTAGCTTGTCCACAATCTCCTTGAAGCCTTCCAGGAACTTCAATGTCGGATCATCTGCGAGCTTGACCGCGATGGTTTCTGTAGGTTTGCTGATTCCGATTGAAGGACCGCCTTGGCTGTCTGGATTTCTTGTTGTCAGCTCTAGCCTTCGTAAATCTATGGTTCGCTGGATACCTCGGAACTTGAACAGTTCCTCGTCTAGCGTTTTGAGTTCTCTGTCGCTCAGTTTCTTCAATTGTCACCTCCAAATTCTTGAAAAATGCCACTAAGCCCTCAAGGACATTCCCTAAAGCTTTCCCAAATTCATAAAATACCTGGCTTATTGCATTCTGAATGTCTGCAAGTTGTTCTGGACTTAGTTTGGCCAGTTCCTGTTCTAACTGTTCCAGTTCTTGTTGTCGTGCCTGTTTAGCTTTCTTCTTCTTGATTCTTTTGTTCATGTTTCCTATAAGTCTCCCATGCTCCTATGATGATAGCGATTAGCACGACCAGTAGGAATGCAATCACAATCATTGCTGCTAAAAATTTAATAATTTCAAGTAAAATCATAGTTCTTCCTATCTCAAAATCCAGGTAATGTATCCACAAATCATTACCAGGAGAATAGAATCTGGGGTGTTCCCATTTTCATTTCCCAAAAAGTTAATTTCCAACACCTTCCAAATCCAATCAATTACAATGAGATGTAAGAAGAATGTCAATGTCAAATAATGCTCTCCGTTAATAATTACTCTCATTTCGCCCTCCATTTTCTTGTATTTGTCCGTTGCTTAGCTGTTTCTCTAGCTATTTCATCCCAGACATAATCGGCATTTTCAAGCATGAGGTCCACGCATTTGTCTTTCAGGGTCTCAATTTCGATTTCTTGACGCTCAATGTATTTGTAAGCACGATTGAATAACTCATCTTCCAGAAAACGAATACGCTCAGCCATTGCCTCTTGGATGACAATGTAGGTTGGTTTATTATATTCTGCCATGTGCACCTCCTCTAAAACGGCAAACCATCATCAATATCCATCGGCTGACCAGCAAAATTCGGTGGCATTTGGTCTTCCATGCTTGCATGATTAGCTGAATTATCACGCTTCTCAAGCACCTGGAAACTCTCAACGACAACCTCAGTCACATAGACACGTTGTCCTTGCTGATTTTCATAGCTTCTGGTCTGGATTCGTCCAGTAATACCAACCAGATGACCTTTCTTGGTCCAATTTGCCAAGTTCTCGGCCTGCTTGTTCCAAATCACGCAATTGATAAAGTCAGCTTCACGGTCGCCAACAGCGTTCTTAAAATTACGGTTGACTGCCAAAGTGAAGGCACCTACTGCCACATTGTTAGGTGTGTAGCGTAGCTCAACATCCCTGGTCAATCGGCCTATCAGTACAACATTATTGATCATGTAATTCCTCCAATACTACCATTCTTCTCCTCTTTCTACACGCTTGACCAGACAATCGCCACAGTAACCTGTCTGGAAGATACTGTTATGGTCTGTCGTCCCATCTATGTACTTACACCCACATTCTTCACAGGTCTCAATTTTCGGTATCATTTTCTGCCTCCTTTTTAACCTCGACTGTGACTATTGTATCGTTGTGATGACCACCATGTGAGACAAGCAAAATTCTCACTATCTCAAAATTATGCTTTTTTCCTACTCCGCAACTATTCCAACCAAAACTAATAGCTTTTCCTCCTGGTTTTAATATCCTGGCAATCTCTTCCTTTTGTTTTGTCCAAAAAGTGGATTGAGTAGTTTCCTTTTTGACAGGCAAACCAACGCCTTTATAAACTTCGGAAATTTGTCTGGTGGAGTAGGGCGGGTCATATAGCACGCCATCAACAGACTCATCTTCAAACATTTTTAAAAAATCTAAAGCATCCAAATGATAATCTGTATCAAATTCTTCGCTTAGGTCATTTGTGATTGTTGCAAGTTTTGAATTGTTCGCAAAAGGATCAATCCATAAGCCTTCGTCAACTTCCTGGTTCAGTAATTCAGCAATGGGTTTTATTGAAAAGGTGTTTTTGGATGGAAATCCCCATAGTCGTTCAATAAACATCAATCCACCTCCTGCAGAAAATCCTTTAATTTTTCAAAGTTTACAATAGCTACTTCTACGACCCTATATCTTCCAACATCAAAACTCGGGTCATCTTTTCCAAATTCTTTTTGGATTGATTTTCTAGCTTCTGAAGGCAAGGAGAATACACTGGCACCATTTCTCAAACTGAGTATGTTACCGTTTTCGGAGATAACTCTATAACCAATATCATATGGTCTAATGCTAGTTGGTACTTTGAAGCTCTTAGAATCATCTTTTAATGTCTGCTCTAGTGTTTTGACCATCACTCCGCCTCAACCTTCCTAAAAATATAATTATCAGCAAATTCTTTCTTGTAGCGACATTTGGTCACTCGCATTGCATCGTCTTTGTTGGTCGTTGGCACATTCGGATTAGCACTGTGCAGATATACTGGAACAGCTTGACCATCTTCAAGTGCCATAAAGTCTTTAAATTCAAGGATACCTACTGTTCTGTGCATTTCTTTTCCTCTTCCTCAATCAACCAATCAAGGTTCTTTCTTGCTTTTTTCAGGTCTTCCAGACCGTTTTTCTTTTGATAGCGAAGCTGATACTTCAAAGCATTTCCGAGATGGAATCCTCGTAGCTGTTCTGGTGTCATGAAGTTTCTAAGCACATCAATTGACTCCATTCCATAGTTGCCTTGATAATGGCTTGGATAGTTTACATTGTCATGCACAACTCTAACCCCAGTAAACTGACCTGCATCAGTCGGCATGTTCAATCGTTTAATCGTAAAATCACAATGTGTCATCAGCTCCCACGTCCTTTCAAAAATTCTGGTATTGGATCGCCTATGTTGATTTGGTCATATTGCTCTTTAGTGACCATAAATTTCCCATAGGCTCCAACCGTCACAATGTATCTGCTTTGGATAATCTCCTTGTCCGTCACAGTACCAACCATTTCAGCTCCCGCATTGTCCACTTGATAGACAATGATTTTGGGTTGCTCAATCTTTGCATCTAGCTTGTCAATCTTGTAGATGATCAGCAAGGGGCTCACAAGGATTGATAGTAAAATGCAAAAGTTACCGATACCTGTCAAAGTCTTTCTCACAAGTCCGCCTCCTTCACAAAGACACCGTCTATCATCTTGCCCTTGCGGTCCTTAATTTCGTCATAAGCGATTTTTAGGCAAGTGTCTGCCGTGGTGCAATTATGGATAGCGACCGAATGGATGTTGCTATGTAGCATAATCAAATCTGGCTTGATAAGAGGTGTCTTGGTCTCATCATAAAAGATATGCTTATGCAATTTATCAGCCAAATGACCGAGACTGCCAACCATCAGCAACAGTTCCATTTCCTCTGGTGTTGCTTGAATGTCAGCACCATTTTTAATCTGCAACTCAAGACCTGTCAAGACAACCTGCATGTCACCCAGGGCATCCTTAATCAAGTCAGACTTGCCCTTGGCAACTCCCTCAAATAATTCACCAGCTTCTTCCATGAGCTTTTCAAATTGCTTGACTGGATTTGCTTCGTGTAGGTTACGGTCGATAAACCATTGTTCAACCTTTTCATCAAGTGTTTTAGTCATTTTGTTCTTTCTCCTCTTGTATGTGTTTCTTGTAACTTTTCCAAAAATCATCCAGGTTTCCAGATATCGGCATTTCTCCATAATGGATATAGCACTGAATGGCTTCATCTAGATTACTACTGTTATCGGCACTAAAAGGTATTGCCTCTAGATTGTAATTTTGAAAAATTTCCTGTATCCGTCGCTCAATCAATAATTGACTGGCTCTTGCCTCTTTCAGTTTTTTAATAAATTCATTTTTTGTTAACACTGCTTTTTCCTCTCAATCAAGTAATAACAATCAACTGCCCCATAATCAATCCTGATAGTTTGGCTTCTGATTTTCTTACTTGCAATAAAACGTAGTCGCTTTTCTGCTGAGTTATTTTTCGCATGCTCAATGATAGCTTCAGCAGCTTTCTTCTTGCTAGCATAGTATCCGATATGGACTGGTTGATGTCCGTTGATGATCATTGTGGCTTCATACGTCATCGTTCCTCCTAAAATTTCATGAAGGTCATCCAGTGAGTAGTCCCACGTTGTTGACCAAATAGTGGCTGATGCGGTACTAATTCCAAAATCTCTTTGACATTTACCTGGGCATCGGACCACTTAAAGATTAGTGTTCCGCCCGGCTTTAATACTCGGAAACATTCCTCAAAGCCAAGTTGCAAGTCTAGTCGCCATGTCAGCAAATCAAGCTGACCGTATTGGGCTCTCATAAATGATTTCTGACCAGCCCATAACAAGTGCGGCGGGTCGAAAACAACCAAGTTGAAGGTTTCATCATCGAAAGGCATATCACGAAAATCAGCAACCACATCTGGCTTTACATTTATTTTCTTCCTGTGGATTTCGAATTCTTCTTCTCGTTTATCCATATAGGTTGTGTGAGGCTCGGCTTTATCAAACCAAAACATCCGACTACCACAGCAGGCATCTAATATTCTTATTTCAGTCATCAATACCTCCTATCTTCCGTCTCTTTAGGATATACAAAGCTGTTTCCTACTACACCTTCCAAAATCCGACTGGACAAGGCACCGTTGCCGTAATCATCTGCATACAATGTTTTGATTTCCTTGCTAGTCAGATTCGTGTTGATGATCGTGTTGCTCCGTTTGTCCAAAATTTCGTAGAGAATCTGATGTGTCCACTCGTTGTTGCGAGTGTCAGCCTTCCGACTCTCTTTTCCAAGATCGTCCAGAAAGAGAAAGTCAACATTGCTGAGTAGCTCAATCATCTCAGCTTGAGAGTAACCGTTGTCTGTGTGGAAACTCTCTTTTATTTTGGTAAACAAAGTGACCAGCGATACAAAGAGCACCGACCTCGGATGTCCGTAAGTCTTGAATTGCTCATTCATGTACTTGGCCAAGCCATATGTCAGATGACTCTTGCCAACCCCTGACGGCCCAGTCACAATGGCATTGCCAAAGCCCTCATGCCGATAAAATTGCTCCATCCTCTTGGCAAAATTGATAGCCTTCTGGTCAATGTCGGCCTTAATCTCATAGTTATCAAGGCTCTTGCTTTTCAGCTTGTCAGATACCAGGCTGTCTCTCTCAAAGACTGCATAAGTATCAGCAAGCTTATTGTTGACCTTGCTCTGACTGTTCAGCTTGCTTTCAAAGGTCTGAATTGCTGCCTTGGTACATTCTGGACATTGCTTGAGTTCTTCCAACTGTCCCTTAATCGGTACCTTGGTCAACCAAAGTTGACAACCGTGGACCTCACAGGTTTCGCCCAAGACTTGCCTGGTCTGAAAATTTTTGAATGGATTCATCTAAAAGCCCAACCTTTCGTCAACTTCTGTAGTATTGTTCTTTCTGCTTCTGGGTTGTTGCTGATTGATGTAGTTTTCAAACTTCGTCCCAAACAAAGTAACAGGTCTCAAGAACTTGGCAAATTCCGTTCCTTGCCATTCGCTAGTTTTAGTGTCAATAACCTGTTTGAAGTCTTCAAGCGTGTAGCCTTCTTTCAACCTGGCGTTGATATGTTTCTTTGTAGCTGGTGAGCCTGCAGTAAATCTAGTCCCAGCAACTTGATTGAGATAGAGAATCACTTCTGAAACAATATCTATATTATTACTCTTCTCAGTCTTGTTATTCTCAGTCTTGTTTGTCTGTAATTTTTCCAGTTCCGATACTGTATTTTTTACAGTTCCATACTGTAAATTTTCCAGTTCCGAAACTGTACTATTTACAGCCCCATCAACTGCACTAATGTAAATTCTGTTAGGTAAATTATTCCCTTGTCTAACCTCTTCTAACAGACCTACATCTTTTAGTTCTTTTTTGAACTTTATGATGGTCTTCTCACTACCGTTCAAGTCAACCATCAACTGCTCATTTGTGTAATATTGAAAGACATTACCTTCTTTGTCATGCCAGCCATTTTTGATAGATAGCTCTAACCGACCAAACAGCAACATATACATGAGCTTTGCGTTGTTGCTAATGTTTTTATATTTATCATCATAGATAAAGGGTTTTGGGAACTTGAAAAAGGCTAGAAATCCAGTAACTTCATTTTTTTTAATCATGATCTTCCTCCTCTGTTTTATAAGGAACAAAACCAAGTGATAAATGTCGACAATCAATCATCAGAAAATCATTGATACAATCTTGGGAACAAAAGCAATTTTCAACATCATTAAATAATGCCAGTATTACATGATTTTCCTGTACTAAAAAGTACTCATCTTCAATTTCTTTGCAACAATTTGAACATTCGTAATGCATCCTCATTCCTCCGCATTTGTAAATTTGGTGTATTCCTTGTGGAAGTACATCTTGACTGTCCCAAGGTCACCATGCCTGTTTTTCTTGATAATCAGCTCAGTCAAGTTCTTTTCTGGCTGATCGTCCTTTTTGTCCTGATAGTAATCATCACGATATAGGAAGGCTACAATATCAGCATCTTGCTCAATACTGCCCGACTCTCTCAAATCGCTCATGATTGGTCGTTTGTCCTGACGTTGCTCGACACTACGAGATAGCTGTGATAGTGCAATGACAGGCACTTTCAATTCCTTGGCGATAATCTTCAACTGACGGGAAATCTCAGACACTTCCTGTTGTCTATTGTCCGAACGTGACCCTTGTATCAATTGCAGATAGTCAATGACTATCAGGCCTAGCCCTCCTGTTGCTTGAGCTAGCTTTCTAGCTCGTGATCTGATTTCAGCTATTCTGATGCCAGCCGTATCATCAATGTAGATTGGTGCTTCTGCTAGTTGCCCTTGGGCATAAATCAACCGTTGCCACTCTATCGGTGTCAGCTTCCCTGTCCTGATGTGATAGCTCTTGATGGTGCCTTCAGCTGCAAGCATACGCTCAACCAAGCTCTCTGCACCCATTTCCAAAGAGAATATGGCCACAGGCTTGTTGGATTTGCAGGCTACATTCTGGGCAATGTTGAGGGCAAATGCCGTCTTACCCATTGCAGGTCTAGCCGCTAAGATAATCAACTGGTCCTCGTGCAATCCTGTTGTCAACTTGTCAAAATCAGTAAATCCAGTAGCAATTCCCGTCACATCGCTTGACACATTTGAGCGTTGCTCAATCTTGCTATGACTGTCTAATATCACATCATAGATTGGTTTGAAACCTGTGTTGTGATTTGAATTGCTAGCATTGACCAAGGCTTGTTCAGCTCTTGCAATCAGGTCATTGGCAGACATTTCACCAGAGTATGCACCTGTAACCGTATCTGAAAGATTGGCAATGACTTTCCTCAACAGAGCCTTCTCAGCAACTGTCTTAGCGTAAAATTCGGCATTGGCACTAGTCGGAACAGCGTTGACAATTTCAGCAATGTAAGCCAATCCTCCAATGCCACTCAAATCTCCCTGGTCTTCCAGAGCGGTCTTCATCGTGACAGCATCAATCGCTTGCCCTTTGTCTGACAAGGTCTGCATGGTCTTAAAGATAATCTGATGACCAGGTCTGTAAAAATCTTCTGGTTTCAGATGTTCAGCGACTAATACAATTTTGTCTGGGTCAATAAAGATAGACCCAAGGACTGCCTGCTCGGCCAAGACATCATGAGGTAGAGTTGCTATGTTGTCCATCCCTCTCCTCCCACATTTTGGCTATTATGCCTTTGTAAAACAAATCCTGTTGGTAAACTCTGGCTTCTTGCCAAGTATCGAAAGATTTCTTGTAGTGGTACTTCCTGCGACCACATTTGTTTTTCTTCGCGACAATCCAGACCATAACTAGACCTCACGATTTGCCAGTGATTCTGCCTGGCACTTGTTAACTTTTTCTAAATGGTCAATCCGTCTATTTAGTTCTTTGATTAGCCTAGCCTTCCCAACACACTCCTGTGTTTTTAGATCAGCCAACTTCTTAAACTCCTTGACCCTGTACCTTTCATATGCAAGTTCACGTTCAAGTTCATATTGGCTTTGAGGGATATAGTCATTTTCCTCAAAGCTCATAAACTTCTTTAAAATTTCCCAAAATTTCATATCATCCTCCGTAGTATCTGCGAATCTGCAAGTAACGCAGATTTATCTCTGGTTTCTTTTCTTCAATCACAGGCTTCTTGACCTCTATTTCTATCTCAACAGGCTTACGGATTAACCAAATTAGAATTAGGGTCAGAAAAGCAATGAATGCCAAACCTTGCTCTATTGTCAACATTAATTCTTCTGTCATATCACTGTCCTCTGCCAATTATTGTGATACCATTCGATGACTGCATCACGAGGGTACTTTTCGCGAGCATTCGGAATGCGTGGGAAATCTTTGTGACAATTAAATCGAGCATCAAAACTCCCTGTGTCCTTTGTTCCAAGTAACATTTCAGCACATTGTGACTTGTTGAGTTCCATTGGATATCGTCTCTTTTCATCCGTAACAACGTGCATGACCTTCAACGCTCTATCCATTAGCCCAGCTTCAAACTGGTCCAACATTTGAATCATTAGATCATTCATGATATAATCCTCTTGTAATATTTATTTGTGAGCCTGATTGCCGTCAGGCTTTTTTGCGTTGCTCCAGTATTCGTCCAAGTTAACGGACATTACTGCTGCCAGATTTTTCTGTTCTGTTCGGATTTGTGCTCGGTACGGTGCCAGACCTGCATCACGTTCTTCCTTGTTTCGTGGCATATAATAACCATTCGGCTTATTCTTTTTAGCCACGATAGGCTGACGAAAGGTGACTCTCAGGCTTTCAATTATTTCCTCAAGTTTTCGCTTGCTTAATCCTAGATCCTGTCTCAGCTCCCTTGCTTGAATCGGCAAGTCAAAGCTAGCTCCGTTCTTGATGGCATTGAGCACCTTGATTTCGATTTCTGTCATATCTCTGATAAAGTTCATCAATCTTCCTCCAACCTCGTCCAGCTCTCATCAATGTGTAACACATCAGATACCTTATTTTTGAGTTTGTCGCTCCCTTTTCCGTATTTCAGCAATTCTGAGATAGTTGCCTTGGCAACACCACAAGCACGAGCAAGATGTGTCTGAGTCATTTGTTCTTCTTGTAATCTCTCTTTCACTATTTGAATCCATTTTTTATGTTGTTGGCTCATAATTTTCCTTTCTTAAATTTGGTATAATAGACTTGAAATCTTTAATGAAAGGAGGTCAAGTCATGAATAAATTAGACAATAGCAAACTAACGAACGATGCAAAGTTTTTGATTTCTTCGATGTACGCTGAATACATCAAAAGAAGAAGGGAACAAATTCGTAAATCTCAAGCCAGAAACTTCCACAGCATTGATTTTCTCAAAACTAACATCATGCCTGAATGGTCAAAAGAAGATATACTAGATACCTGTTTTGAACTAAGAAAATATGGTTATGTCGAAGGAACTTTAGCAGATAATACTTTCTATACGCTTTACATCACGACAGAAGCAATTTCTGAACTTGAAACTGATTTCAAAGATACTATTGACACCGTTCTTGATTATGCTGCCAAGATTAAAAACGCTATTCCTTTTCTTTAATTCCGAATGGATTAGACTTTAATTCATGCAAGGTTGTCTCAATATGGTCTAAATGTTGTTTCAATTCATCCCTTGCTACCCTTGATGCCTTGAATTCAGTCGCAATGATTTCAAGGCTTTTTGCTATCCGTTCAAAGATAGATTTCATCATTCTTCCTCCTTTTTTTAAAATTTATGCTAAAAAGTTAGCTAATCTCTTGACTTTTTTTAAATCTAGTTTTAGAATAAGAGCATAGAGAAAAGACCTACTAAAAGTAAGTTTTTACCTAAAGAAAGCAGACGCCAATCAGTTTTATTAGGCTTTATTTTTTAGTTGTCTTGTTCGCTAACTCTTTAGCTTACGAATACTATTTTAAACCTAGTTTTAATTTTTGTCAAGGATTTTATATCTAGTTTTAAAATATTTTTTCGTATGCCTTAGAAAGGATACGATATGTCTGTTTTAATTGATAGGATACGTGAACTCAGTAATAAAAAGGGAATGTCTCTTAATGACTTAGAAGATACTCTTGGCTACAGTCGTAATTCTCTGTATAGCTTGAATGAAAATTCTAAGATGGGTAAACCAAAGGAAATCGCACAGTATTTTAATGTCTCACTAGATTACCTACTAGGTCTAACAGATAATCCACGAATTGCCAGCGATGAGACAGCTATCATTGACGGTCAAGTTGTGGATCTGAGGGAAGCAGCTGCCCATACCATGCTATTTGATGGTAAGCCACTTGATGAAGATGATATAGATTTTATTACAGCAGTCCTGTCTGCACACTTCAAAAATAAACAAAAGGATTGATTGCCTATGAAACTAGACCAACTCTGTAAAGAGTTTGGAGTGGAATTGTGCCTGTTTGATGCCAGTGACTGGCATAGTTCGGGATTTTACAATCCAATAACCAAGGTCTTAGGGGTTGATGTAAATCTGTCTGAGCAAGAACAAAAACAAGTCGCCCTGCATGAGTTACAACATAAAAATCACTTTCCATACCAGTATCAACTCTTTAGGGAAAGATGCGAACTTGACGCAAATAGAAATATGATTCACCATCTTTTGAAGGAAGAACTGGAAATTGCTGAGGACCGCACTCAATTTAATTACCTGGTATTTATGGAAAAGTACAAATTAAAGACCATAGCTGATGAGGCTATGATCAAGGAAGAGTATTTGAATTTAGTTGGATAAAATACATGCTCCCCTGAATCACGAATAAAAGCAGGGTAGGAAGATAGTTGTTATGGCATTATTTGGTGGGAAAGACAAAGAACCTGAAGTAGAAATTTTTACAGCTGAGCCAAACGAGCGAGTTTTTGAGTTTAAGAAATCAAAGACGATAGTAAGAATAGATGACTACTTTATCAGAATTGCAAGAAAAAGTAACATGTCAAATATGCTTCTACATGGACTTGATGGCGAAAAATCAATTTTGTTATCAGAAATAACTGCATATCAATTAAAAGAGCCTGGGGCAACGGTTGGATATCTACAATTGGTATATCCTGGATCAGCAGATACTAAAGGTGGTGTATTTGATGCCGTTAAGGATGAGAATACAGTCACTTTTGTCAAAGAAGATAAACAAGCTATCTTAGAATTGAAGATAGCTATAGAAACCGCCTTGAAAAATAAGGTTAAAAAATAAATAAAAAAGCCCTACGCTCAAATTTTGGTCGAGGAGAGCGTAAGGCAAGTTCGTATAAGAAAAATTGCCAATCTGGCAAGTCTTTTCTTGTACCCATTTTATCAGAAAATGAGGTAAAAAACAAATGGCATCGTATCGAAAAAGAGAGAACGGACTGTGGGAATACCGTATTTCCTACAAAACCATAGATGGAAAATATAGACGGAAAGAGAAAGGTGGTTTTAAAACCAAGAAGCTTGCTCAAGCAGCAGCGTTAGATGTCGAGAAGAAATTGACCCAAAACATTCTGACTGACGGAGAAGTGACTCTGTATGACTTTGTCAAGACTTGGTCAGAGGTCTATAAGCGTCCATATGTCAAAGATAAGACTTGGGAAACCTATACAAAGAATTTCAGACACGTTAAGAATTACTTCCAAGAGATGAAAGTCAAAGATATTACACCGCTTTACTATCAGAAAAAGTTGAATGAGTTTGGGGAGAAATACGCTCAAGAAACTCTTGAAAAATTCCACTACCAAATAAAGGGAGCTATGAAAGTAGCTGTTAGAGAAGAAGTCATTCGTTTTAACTTTGCTGATGATGCGAAGGTGAAATCTCAAATTGCAATTAGAGATGAAGAGGATGACTTTTTGGAAGAACATGAACTCAAGGCTCTACTAGCCCTCACAAGAGAGAAAGTCAGGTATGTAACCTATTTCACTCTCTACCTTCTTGCAGTCACAGGATTGCGTTTTTCTGAGGTAATGGGTCTAACCTGGAATGATGTTGACTTTGAAAATGGCATACTGGATATCAATAAAGCGTTTGACTACTCAAACACTCAAGATTTTTGTGCGTTGAAGAATGATCCGTCAGAAAGAAAAGTTCCGATTGACTCAAAGACAATAGAGGTTCTTAGAGAATATCGGAAAAATCATTGGCAAGCTAACATCAAAAATAGGATATGTTTCGGTGTATCTAATTCCTCGTGTAATAAGATAATTAAAAAGATTGTTGGCAGGCCTGTCAGAAACCATAGTCTAAGGCACACATACGCATCATTCTTGATATTGAATGGGGTTGATATTGTTACCATATCCAAGCTTCTTGGTCACGAAAGTCCAGATATTACTCTGAAAGTTTATACACACCAAATGGAAGCACTGGCTGAGAGAAATTTTGAGAAAATCAAAAATATTTTTTTAGTCGCATAA